CGAGGAGTATTGGGCGATCTACGATGCCCAGGGAGGGCGATGCGCGTTCCGATGCCGGGCAACCGGGAAGACGAAGAGGCTCGCGGTCGATCACGATCACGGCGGGATCGGATCGTCTCGGTACCAGAAGAAGATGGATCTGATGCCGGCTCCCGAGGCGATGCGTTTACACGTCCGAGGCTTGCTCTGCGGACCTCATAACCAGTTCCTCGCCGAGATCGGGGACGATCCGGAAGTGTTCGAGGAGATCGCGGCTTACCTCAGGAACAAGCCAGCACAGGCCATCCTTGCCAGTATGGATGCCATACGTGTACCTTCTCCATCATGACCATCACGCAGTACGATCCCAACCGGATCTCCCGACTGACCCAGGCCATCGGCGCTCACGTCGTGGTCGGATGGGCCGTCGAGACTCAGACCGACACCATGGCGGTTCTCAAGTCCGGCTCCAAGCCGAACCACGTCCTTCATCTTCTTCTGACGCTCGCCACCTGTGGCCTCTGGGCCATCGTGTGGCTTCCTCTGGGACTGACCCAGAAGGAGAGGCGTCTGACCCTGACCCTGAACCCGGACGGCTCCGTGTCCTCCTCGGGGGCCGTTGCCTCCTCTTGATCCTTGTATGCCGTACGTGTACGATGGTCACATGAGAAGGCAGAGTCGGTATCGGGTCGGTCCCCTCGTGTTCACGGGGTCAGGTAAGTACGTGACTTATCTCGTGATCGGGATCGGTCTTGGTCTGGTCTGGCTTCTGTTCTTCTAGGAGGAGTCATGGCAGTTTCCACGATCAAGGTCGCGTCCCTCGCGGGCGTGGCCGAGATCGCCGATCTGTTCCGGATCGGCCGTACAACCGTCAGCAATTGGGATTCACGTCGGGATCGCAACGGCTTCCCGGAACGGGTGAAGTCGCTCGCGTCCGGACCGTTGTACGACGTTGAGGAGGTCGTGGCGTGGTACATCACGTACGAGCCCTCCAAGGGAGGTCGGCCCGGAACCGTTCCGGTCCGAGGCAAGGACGGTCGGTTCAAACCGGCTCCGAGATCTACTACATGACGTAGTGGTACGTCGCTACATGAAACCTACTACGCGGCGTAGTACGACACGAGGTAGTGACTAGCAAGGTCGTTTACACGCGCGTATGTGATCCAGGGGGAAAGGTTAAAATGGCAGAAAAGATCGTCGTCATCTTCGATGTCGAGGAGTCGACCAAGAACACGCGGCGCTATGGCGAACTGGGCAATACCGTTCCTGGCCTGGACGCTGCCATCGGTCGCCTCTATGTCCAGAAACGCGGCCTCGCCACGATCGGGAATCCGCGCACCATCACCGTTACGATCGAACCCGGCGTGACGGACGAAGCGAAAGAGGCGATGAAGCCGTGAGCGGATCGAGCGAGGCTCGCGTCCAGGGTGCCATCGCGGCGGCCAGGGAGCGCGCACAGCGGACGGGCGAGCCCTGCCCGTCCGACTCCATGGTCCGGGCCATCGTGGACGCTTACGAGCCCGTGGGGATCGTGGCGGCCCTCGGCCACATCGCGGCCGGCTCCATGTCCGAGATCAACGCGGCGGCGATGAAGCGGGCGATCGACTCCTTCCGCTCGACTCACCGGACGCTCTCGGCCGTGGGCCTGAACCCGGCGAGCGCGGAGGAGATCGTGGCGGACTCCGGCCTTCTGGGTGCGACCCAGGTCGGTATCCATTCGGGCGTGTGGGCCTGCCTGGATGTCCTCGCCAAGGCGTGTACGGCTCCGGCGGCCGAACTCGTGCGGGAGGGTGAATGAACGTCTACGGCTCGCATCGGCCCGGTTGCCGTGGCTGCTACCCGTATCGTGTAAACGTCTCTCCCGCGTGGGAAGAGGTCGATCCTATGAACGTTCATCGGGTGACCGTGCATCCTGCCGTTACGCGGGTCGTCAACGTGAAGACTCCGCACGCCAAGGCTCCCGGCATTTTCGATAACCGCCATCAGCCGGGCCGCAAGTTCGGGCCGGCTCCGAAGCCTCGGCCGAAGGTGCGTGAGTTTCAGTCCGCTCCCGTGTCCATGCATCCCGCGAAGCGTCTTCGGGCCTACCTCGCGGTTCCAGCAATCAACCGTCAGCCGTCCGGCATGACCGGTCCTCAGCAGAAGCGGGCCAAGAAGAAGGCGAGGGTCCTGTGAGCGCGACCGAAGCCGAAGCGCTCTCGGCGGCCCAGGAACGGCTAGACGCGGCGGTTGCGGACTTCCTTGTCGTGTCCGGCTGGCACGCGGTTGACGCCATGGTCATGTCCCATGTGTACGTGATCTCCGTGGACTCGACGGGCCTCGACGCCGAAGGGAACGCGCTCCATCAGCATCCCTTGATCGTCGGGCCGGAAGGCCGAATCAATCCGTCTCTGGCCGTGGGGATGCTCTCGATCACGAGTGACATCGTGAAGACCAAGATCATGATGGGCATCATGGCGAACGAGGTTCGGGGGGATGAGGGGATGAACGATGGGTGAGCGCTTCGTTCTGATGGGTTTCCCGACTGTCCATACGTGCGTCGAGGGATGCGAGGAGGATTCTCATCTGGCCTCGGTCGCGACGGAGATCGATCTCGGGGCCAGCGAAGAGGGGATCATGGTGGGCATCTTCGCCTACCATCCCGGGGCCGGGATCGTGAAGTACGCGAGCCTTCGGGCCTCGACGTTCGGCGATCTCGCGTCAGGCGTCCCCGTGGCGACGATGGCGCGAGTCTTCGGCACGCTGAAGACGGAGGTCGAGAAGCGGGCCAAGACGTCCGCTCTCGGCGTGATGGATCCGACCTTGGCTCCTCCGGCGGCCAGCAACGGCGGCCCCATCGTGCCCGGTCAACGGCCCTCGGGCCTGGTGATCCCCGACGTACGGCCGGTCCGGAAGCGCGACCAGAACTGACAACTCAGGTTGTCATCAGAATCCACGGGGTACCTTCCTGGTGCCGTGGGAACCAACCGAAGGAGACAGAATGTCCATTCGTAGGCGTTTGATCGCCTCGATCAGTACCGCGATCCTCGGATGTGCGGCCCTCGTGGCGCTCGCTTCCCCTGCCCAGGCGGTAGCGGTCACGAACCTCGTGAACAATGCGGAGGCCGGTCAGAACGCGTTCGACACGTCAAGCAACGCGGCCACGGGCGCGGCGTACGGTCTCGTCTCGCCGAACGGCTGGCATGTGGCAGGGTCGGCGGCGACGTCGTACCTGAACTGGTCCACGGCGTCCCTGGAGCAGAACCACGAGTACGCGTCCTTTGCCTTCGTCGTACGGGTCAACTCCCATGCGGTCGGCGAGTCCGTGGACCTGTTCAGCCTGAAGCACACGGCTTCCGTGAACCACTTCGATTTCTTCCTGACGGCCGGCAACGATTTCATGTGGGACCTGAAGTCGACCGATTTCGACACCTACACGGGCGTCACCCTCGGGCGCTGGTACCTCGTGAAGGGGAAGGTCTTCTTCGGCGCGACGACCTACACGGCCGAGGTCGAGATTGACGGCGTGAACCAGGGCTCCATCGCCTCGACGTCCCAGACCGTGGAAGCGGTCAAGTCCGTGTGGCTTGGCAACGCCGTGGCGAAGACGTCCGATCGCGACTATGACGCCATCCGCGTCCAGGTCGGCGAGACCGATCCCGGTTGGGTCGCGGGCGGTACCCTGTAGTCACGGGTCGGATCCGGGCGTTCCGGATCCCGAGAAGGCCGGTCCGGTGCGGGGCCGGCCTTCTTCGTGCCTAGCTCTCGCGGTCGGCGGTTTCCGTGCGGATCCGGTCCATGAGTGCGGACATTGCGTCGATGCTGGCAAGACGCATGAACATGTCGATCATGCCCTGGAGGAAGCGGTCCTTCTCGCCGATCATGTGGCGGTCGAACTGGGTCGGACGACGCTTCGAGCGGAGTTCTCGGAGTTCTTCCATCTTCTCGGAGATTACGGCGAGCGCGGCGGTTTCGTGCGAGGTCATCATATGGACATCGTACACGCTGCTATGGATGGCGTCCAACGTGTACACGGCTTATCCTTGAGGTATGCCATCTCGACAGAGGAAACACGGCGGCGGGAAGTTCAAGAGTGAGCGTCAGCGGCGGTTCATGTGGGCCGTCGTGCCCCGGGCCGCGAAGAAGTGGGCACACAACCGCAAGACTCGGAAAGCCGACTGGGCCGGAGCCAAGGTCCGGCGGAACCCGCTGAAGCGTCGGCGGGCCTAGGTCGTATACACCCTCTCCGCTAAGATCCGACTCAGGCGGCAAGGGCCGCCCGTGCAAGTGCGCGAGGAGTCACCATGCTTGACGAAGAGAAGCCGGAACCGAAGCGCGTCCGAGGTCCGCTCTCCGATGCCGAGAAGGCACGGATCGAGCAACTTCACGCAGACGACTACGGCCGGAACCAGATTGCCGAACTCATGGGCCGCCCGTGGGCGACCATCACGAAGTATTGCCAGCGGGCCGGCCTCACCTTCGCCCGTCACGATGCGGCGATCGGCGTCGAGAAGCAACGGATCGAGGGTGCGCAGCGACGCGCCACGCTCGTTCTCGAAATGCTGGATGACGCGGAGCGACTCCGGGAGCGGATGTTCGCCCCGACGAAGTACCTCGCGAAGTTCAACGGAGACTCTGACAAGATCCTTCCTCAGCCCATCCCACAGGATCAGGCGAACCTCGCCAAGGCCGTTACGACTCTGATCGATTCCACGCTGAAGATCGAGGCGTACGACCGGGCCAACTCGACGGCGGACGTCGCGCGCTCCATGCTTGGTCGTCTCGGCGATCTCATCACGGCGAACGCGTCCGGGCCGTACGTGCCTCGGATGCCTGACGATCCGTTCGCGAACGAGGGTCCGGTTCCCGGCGAAGAGGATCAGGGCAAGGGCGAGACAGCATGACCGGCCCGGCGACAACCCATCCGGTCATGCTCCCGGACCTCCTCCATCAGCGACAGATCGACTCCATCGCCTGGAGTACGGAGAAGGTCAACATCTGGGAAGGTTCGATCCGTGCCGGGAAGACGGTCGCTTCCCTGATCCGGTTCCTGATGTTCCTCGCCGACGCGCCCGAACAAGGCGAACTCCTCGTGGTTGGGAAGACGCTCCAGTCTGTGTTCCGGAACCTCTTCGCGCCGTTGTACGACCCAGAGTTGTTCGGCTTCCTCTCGCGCTCGATCGACTACACCCAGGGCTCTCCTCTTGCCCAGATCATGGGTAGGCGTGTACACGTCCTAGGTGCGAACGATGCCAAGGCAGAGAGCAAGCTTCGAGGGATGACGCTCGCGGGCGCGTACGTGGATGAACTCACCCTCCTTCCCCGTGACTTCTTCATGACGCTCCAGGGACGCGCATCCGTACCAGGATCGAAGATCTTCGCCACGACCAACCCAGACACTCCGGCGCACTGGGTCCGGAAGGACATCCTCCTATCCGGTTCCCCGAACGTGCGGAACTTCCACTTCCGGATCGATGACAATACGTTCTTGGATCCGGAGTACGTCCGCTGGATCAAGGCCACCTATCGGGGGCTCTACTACCGGAGGAACATCCTCGGGCAATGGGTCGTCGCGGAAGGTGCCGTTTACGACATGTGGGATCCACGTCGCCACGTCGTGGACATCATGCCAGCGATTCAGGAATGGCTCGCGGTCACGATCGACTATGGCACGATGAACCCGTTCCACGCGCTACTGATCGGGATCGGTGCGGACAAGAACCTTTACGTCGCGGCCGAGTGGCGTTACGACGGACGCGGCTCCATGGCGCAAATGACGGACGGACAGTACGCGGACGCGCTTCTCCGTTGGCTTGACAAGCTTCGGAAGTCCGGCGGTCGGTTCGCCACGATGGACCAGCCTCGGTTCTGGATCGTGGACCCATCGGCGGCCTCGTTCCGAACCGAACTCCGCTCGCGTGGGATGATCCAGGCCCAGGCGAACAATGACGTTCTCGACGGGATCCGGTTGACGTCGGACCTCATCGCCCGGGGCAAACTGAAGATTCACCGGTCGTGCCATTGGCTGATAGACGAGATCACGGGATACTCGTGGGACGATAAGGCGGCCCTCCTCGGAGAGGACAAGCCGGTTAAGGTAGACGACCACGGGCCGGACGCGCTTCGGTACGGGATCCGCACGACACAGAATCTCTGGACACCCTTCGTAGAGGCGGCGTGATGGCACTCCCGACACAGAACACGGCGTGGCCTCCGAAGGTCCTAACGGCCAAGGTTCTGCCCTACCTGGAGAAGTGGTCCGCTTGGTACTCCGGTAACCCGGACGCGCTCACGCGCGCGTACGGCGGCGGCGGGACGTACCTCATGAACGGCCCCGCTGTGTGGCAGGAACGGCCGGCCCAGTTCGCGGGCGGCCTCGTGGGCACGATGGCTCGGATGATCTGGGGAAAGCCGTCAACCGGAACGACCGGAGAGATCCGGCTCCATGTTCCTCTCGGCGGCGACATCGCGAGCATGTCCGCCGATCTTCTTTTCGGCGAGCCTCCGGCGATCACGTTCGACACGGAGAACGCGGCGGCGGATGAGGCCGTGGCGAACTACGAGGAAGACGGGATGATGGCCCGTCTTCGTGAGGGCTCCGAGATTCAGGCGGCCCTCGGCGGCGTCTACTTCCGTGCCGTGTGGGACAAGGAGGTTCGTCCCCGTCCGTGGGTCATGGCTGTGCATCCCGATCAGGCGATCCCGGAATGGACGTTCGACCAACTCAAGGCGGTTACGTTCTGGGAAGAGGTCTGGCGCGAGGGGAACACGGTCTGGCGTCACCTGGAGCGCCACGAACGCGGCTTCATTCTCCATGGCGTCTACCGTGGAACTCCCGTCGAACTTGGCGAGAAGGTCTCTATCTCGGACATCCCCGAGAATGACTCCATGGTTCCTCTGATCGAAGTCGAGGGCCAGGAACCCGGCGTCATTCCGACCGGCATCGAAAAGCTAACGGCGTGGTACGTCCCGAACATGCTCCCTAACCGGATCTGGCGGAACGTGCCCTCCGTGGCGAACTGGGGCCGTTCCGATTACTCCGGCGTGGAGGACGTCATGGCCTCCCTGGACGAGGCGTGGACGTCGTGGATGCGGGACATCCGTCTCGGTAAGTCGCGCGTCCTCATGGATCAGGCGGCCACGACGTCTCTCGGCCCAGGGAAGGGGATCCTCTCGGATCTCGATCAGGAGTTGTTCGTGGGCCTGAACCTCGGCCTCAACCTGGACAAGGCCCCAATCGAGCAAGTCCAGTTCGCGATCCGTGTCGAGGAACACGAGCGGACGTGTGCGGCCCTGATGGAGCAAGCCGTTTCCGGGGCCGGCTATTCGATGATTACGTTCAACGGCGCGACCGAGGGCACGGCAGTCACGGCGACGGAGATCGCGAACAAGGCGAAGCGAACCCTGATGACCCAGGACAAGAAGCGGGGGTATTGGACGACTCAACTCGCGTCCATGTACGAGACTCTGTTCCTCCTGGAGAACCAGATCTTCGGCGGTTCCGTCACGGTGGAGATCCCTCGCATCGAATGGCCCGAGGCGATCCAGCCGGGCCGGCTCGAAGTGGCACAGACCATCCAGATCCTCGACGCGGCCAAGGCCATCTCCACGGAGACCAAGGTTGCGATGGCGAATCCCGGCTGGGACAAGAAGCAAATCGAGGAAGAGGTTCAGGCTATCGCGGGCCTGGAGCGTGCGGCCCAGATGGCGGACGCGGTGGCGCGCTTCGGTGCGGCCTCACAACTCGGAGAGATCGATGACACGACCCGATCGAACTTCCAACGGCGTGTAAACGGCGGACCGAGTGAGTCGGCTAACTGATTACCTCGCGCTCCTGGAGGAACAGGCGGAATCCGTCATCCTCCAGGAGGATGCCGTGGCCGAGTCGATGACCGCTCGAATCCGTGCCCTCGTGGACGCGTTCGTGCGCGAGTTCCTGGCGCGCTGGCACGCGATCGTCGGGCCGAAGGATGTTGAACCGAACGACGATCAGGCGAAGCGTCTCCGCTCCATGATCGCGGCGTTCGTGTCCCGGCTCCGTGAACTGATCGGTCTCATTGACCCGTTGCCCGTGGCGTCGGCGGCCCTGTCCAACGGCGTTCTTGACGCGGCGGCGGCGGCCCGTATCTTCGAGGAGAGCGTTACCGTTCCGCGCGTGTCGGCGAAGCGGTTCCCTCGCGAACTGCGGGCGAAGATGGACGCGATCCAACCGGCGGCGTTCAAGCGGGCGAAGGAGATCGTCGTCTTCTCCGGCGGCGAACTGAATCAGGATCGCGTCATCCAGATCTCGGCAATGGCGCGTGCCGTAACCGGCTCCGTCGAGTCGGGCGTTCGGATCATCGTCAATCGTGGGAACTCGGCCGGGATCGACATGACGGCGAAGGCGAACGGCTGGGAATCGGTCTGGCGGCCGGAACGCGATGCGTGCCTGGATTGCCTCGCGCTCGCGGGTCTCGCGTCCCGTGGCGGCCACTTCCCGATCGGACGTACGTTCCGGGCCAACGGCAAGGCGTACGCGCGCCCGAAGCCTCCGCTCCTTGGACCTCCGCTCCATCCGAACTGTCGGTGCGGTACGGCGGCCTGGAATCCCGACTGGGCGACCGGACGGCCGGCGGCCACCTTCCCGTACGGCGGCGACCTACAAGAGGCCCTGAAGCGCGAAGCGAAGCGATCCGTCGTTAAGGGATGGGCTCTCCCGTCCGAGTCGGATCGAGCGCGGCGAGACGCGGCGATCAAGCTTTTGGGCTCCGACCCGAACCTTCCTCCCACGGTGCTCTCGGGCGCGCGTGCGCGAACGAAGCGGAAGGCACCATTCGCGACCCGTATCCCGTAGGCTGTACCTGTTTACACGACCGATCAGCTAAGATCGGCATGACGTCCGTGGCAGGCCCGGACAAGACTCGTACTCCAAGGGGAGACACGCCATGTTCCGAACCCAGTTCCGCATCCTCTCGACGCTTCTCACCCTGACGGCCCTCGGCCTGATGGACACTCCGACCGGTACCCCCTCGGCGGGCGGAACCGGTTCGTCCGGCGGTACGGGCGGCGAGGGTGACGGTAGCGGCGGGAACAACTCCGGCGGCGACAATGCCGGCTCCGGCGACGGAACAGGGTGGACGGGAACGTTCGACGCGGAACGCGCACAGCGGGCTATCACAGCCGCGCGCGAGGACGCGAAGAAGGCCAAGGCCGAGAAGGGCACCATCGCACAGCAACTCGCGGGCGTCCTCTCTGCTCTCGGCCTGAAGCCGGATGGTTCACAGGATCCGGCCGAACTCCTGAAGGCGGCCACGGCGGAACGGGACGCGGAGCGCGAGAAGGCTCGCGCCACGGCGACCGAACTCGCTGTGTTCAAGATCGCTTCGAAGCCGGAGATCGGCGCGAATGCGGCGGCCCTTCTGGACTCTCGGGGATTCATGGCGAAGATCGCGGAACTCGATCACAACTCGGACAAGTTCGCCGAGAAGGTGGAGAGCGCGGTCAAGAAGGCGATCGAGGAAGACGCGGCGAAGTTCAAGGCAAACGGGACCCCCGTTCCGCCGAAGACTCCTCCGGCGTCAACCGGTGCAGGATCGTTCAACGGCGGGGCCGCAACGGCTCCCGGCGAGCCTCGTACGGCCCACGAACGGCTGACGCGCGCCTACGCGGCGTCGGCCCAAAACCAAACGTAAAGGAGAACGGCCATGGCCGTTACCCTGGCACAGGCGGCGGTCCTGTCCCAGAACGACCTTCAGCGCGGCGTGCTGGAGATGTTCGTCCAGGAGTCCCCGGTTCTCGACCGACTCCCCCTTCTGGAGATCCAAGGCAACGCGTACGCGTACAACGCGGAGAGCGCACTCCCCGGCGTGGCCTTCCGTAACGTGAACGAGGCGTACACGGAGTCGACCGGCGTCGTCGTGCAACTCACCGAAGCGCTCGTGATCCTCGGCGGCGACGCGGACGTGGACCGGTTCATCGTCCAGACTCGCGGCAACGTCAACGACCAGCGCGCCGTGCAGACGGCGATGAAGGTCAAGGCGGCCTCGTACCGATTCCAGGACGCGTTTTTCAACAACGACGTTGCGGCCGGCGGCGAAGCGGCGAAGGGCTTCGACGGTCTGAAGAAGCGTCTGACCGGCGGCCAGGTCATCTCCACCGGTACCAACGGTGCGGCCCTGATGACCGACGCGACCACGATGAACGCCTTCTTCGATAACCTGGACCGGCTGATCGCAGCGGTTCCGGGGATCAACGCGGGCAACGGCGCGCTCTACGCGAACGCGGCCATCCTCTCCAAGGTCCGTTCCATCGGTCGTCGTCTCGGCGGCGTGGACATCATCCAGGAGGACATCACGCGGAAGCGGATCCTCACCTGGAACGGCATCCCCTTCCTTGACCCGGGCCAGAACCTCGCGGGGACGGACATCCTCCCGCAGACCGAGACCCAGGGTGCAAGCTCCATCGCGTCCTCGATCTACGCCGTGAAGTTCGGTCAGGACGAGTCGGACCGTGGCGTGACCGGTCTGACGAACGGCGGCGTTCAGGTGGACGACATGGGCATGTTGGACGTGATGCCCGTCCTCCGTACCCGGATCGAGTTCTACTGCGGTCTGGCGACGTTCGGTGGCAAGGCTGCCGCGCGCATGACCGGCGTCCTCAACTCCTGACGATTCGGTTTCCTAGGAAACCAGGAAGGTAAAGGGTCTCCGAAATGGCGACTGCGGCGAAGGCCACTTCCGCGAAGGCGGACGAGAACAAGACGGACGAGGCGGCCTCTGCTCCGGCTCCGATCGTCAATGACACGAACACGGGTCCGACTGCGGCCGAGGCCGTGGCCGAGGCCGAGAAGGACGGTCACGTTACGGGCGAGGCCCCGGGCGTGACTCGCGCCGAAGGCGAGGTTCCCGGGACCGTGGGTCACACGGCCCCCGGCGACGCTCCGCACGACACGACCGATCCGGCCGAGCGAGTTTCCACGGCTCCTCCGTCCGGCAAGGAGATGGCCGAGGCGGCGAAGGCCGGCCTCGGTTCCGTCGTGGCCTACGTCAAGACGGGCGAGGTCGGCGGATCGAACGAGCGCGACGCGGACGCGGCGGCCGAACGGACCGAGCGTTACCCCGTGACCGTCAACGCCATCACGGGCGAGACCGTGATGGTGGAGCGGAACATGGACACGGGCGTCTCGAAGCGCGTCGAGGGCGAAGCGGATCAGGGTCCGAACTCCTGACCGTGTACACGTTCTAGCGGCCCGGTTCAGAAGGAGTTGAGATGGCATACGCAACGGTCGATGACCTAGAGGACTTCCTCGAAAACGACCCGATGCCGAACCATCCCGAACGTCTTCTGGACCGGGCCTCGGAACGCGTGGACGAGATGATGACCGGCTTCGTGTACGAGACGTCCGATGCCGGTCTTCCGACAGACGCTAGCGTCATCGATCTTCTGAAGAATCTCACGATCCTTCAGGCCCAGTACATGGGAGACGTCGGAGACGAAACGGGATCGCGGTCAGGTTTCACGTCGATGTCCACAGGTGGTGTCTCGTGGAGTCGTGCGGTCGGTCAGGGAAACGGTAGACCGATCAATGACCGATACGCGCCGAACGCGGTCACGTATCTCCGAACCAAATCGTCCACCATTCGATGGGGGATCTTCGCGCTATGATGTTCTCCGTTCCGTCCGAGACCTTGACGTTCACGGATCCGTCCGTGGCGGCGAGGACGGATGCGTTCGGGAACGTGATCCCGGGGCGTCCCGGAGGAACCTCTCCGGTTACGTGCCGTGGCGTCGTAATGCCGGGGGCCTCGCAAGAGTCGAGAGATGCCGGACGAACCCGGGACCAAGTGGTCACGGGGTATCAGGCTTATCTCGAAGGTGAAGTTCCCATCTCGTCCTCGGCTCGCCTGGTATGGCGCGGCCTGGATCTCGAAGTCGTCGGTAACCCGAGTTACCATCCGGATCCCGCAAACGGGCGGACGCACCATACGGAGTGCGCGCTCATCACGGCGAGCGGTTGAGGCAAGTCCGGTGAAGGGCGAACTCTACCCGAACTGGCGCGATGACGTCGGAGACGCGGCGGACGGCAAGATCTACGCGAAGGCATGGAAGGTCTACGAGTGGGCCGTAAGGACGGCCCCGGTTGGCCATGAAGGGCACTACGGTTTCGGCGAGGGTCAACGGCTTCATTACTTCGAGGACATCCACGTCTTCGCCTGGAACGGCGGATATCGGATCGCGGCCCTTCAGCCGCACTCGATCTTCCTAGAGTTCGGCACTCGGTACATGCGGGCGTATCACACGCTAGGGATCGCGCTCGACGCGGCGAAGGGATAGAGATGGCGCATCACGGTTACGACACGGAGACCCTTCGGGGGGTCGTCGCGTTCCCGTTCCTCCTTCCGGACGGCGAAGGCGAGCGCGCGGTTCCCGGAACCGTGATCGAGGGTGAGACGAACTGGATCCTTCGGAAGGTGAAGGACGGTCACGTCAACCTCAAACTTCCCGAGGACGTTCCTCAGGTCTCCGCGAACCAGAGCAAGTAACGTCCGATGGCGATCCTTCCTCCGACCGCGTACACGATGGGCGAACCCATCGTGGATCTCTCACTGCCCCGGATCACGGTCGTGGTGGGCGAGTACCTTCGCGATTGGATGGAGCCTCGCGGGGCGTACGTGTACCCGGCTCTCCCGGCTCTCCCGATCTGGCCTGCCATCCGACCCGTTCGGATCGGTGGCGTAATGCGGGACCGACTCGCTCAACTAGACGAGGCGATCATAGACGTTGACGTTTGGACGGAAGATGATTCAGCCGAGGCTCTGGCGACAGAGGCTCGCGCGTATCTCCTCCAGATGAAAGGCGTCATGCATCGGGGCATCGTCGTAACGCACACGTTCGATTCGGCCGGGCCGGCTCCGCGTGTGGAAGAAGATAAGAACCTGGAGAGGTTCGGCTTCGCGGTCGGTCTCCTCTTCCATCCGGCATAGATCAAGGAGTACAGCCATGGCTGACGCTGAAGAGGTCCGGATTGGCTATGCCGGTCTGGCCTACGAGGGTCAGGTTGGGACCGTCGCTCCCGTTGGACTCACCACGTCGTGGGGTACGGGATGGCACGATCTCGGCCTGATGAGCGAGGACGGTCTGACGGAGGGATCCGATCAGGACCGGACCGAGGTTCGTGCGTGGGGATACGACTCCCCCGTCCGGACCCAGATCTCCCGGAAGGTCACGACGTTCTCCGTCGTCTTCCTGGAGACGAACGCGTACGTCCTCTCCCTGTACCACGCCGTTCCGCTCTCGGACATGTCCTCGACCGGTGCGGGCGATACCCAGTTCCTCGGCTTCATCCAGGGCCAGAACACGGCCCCGGACGAACGAGCCCTCGGCCTCGACATCATCGACGGGGCACGGCGCTTCCGGTTCATTGTCCCGCGTTGCGAGGTCACGGACCGGGGCGAGATCGTCTACAAGGGAGACGAGCCCGTGGGTTACGAAGTGACCTTCACGGCGCTGCTCTCCTCGGACGGGACGACCATGCAGCGCATGTACGGCGGCGTAGCGCTTCCCGCGTAACGTAACGGGGCCGGCCCAATCGGGCCGGCCTCAAACCCTTCCCACGCCAAGGGGATTCCATAGTGACAAGCGACGACCTTCGCAAGAACCAGACGATCGGGGCGGACCTTCCGGAGGACATGGATCCTTCGCTTGCGTTCGATCTCGACGCATTCGACAGAGACGACGCGCTTCGGGCCGAGAGCGAGCGCAAGCCGATCCCGGTCAAGATGGGCGGGAAGTGGATCGCGTTCCCGCAGACGTCGGATTGGCCGTACGAGGCGACGGACCTTCTTGACGGCGGCGACATGATCGGCGCGCTTCGGATCGTGTTCGATCCGTCCGAGGCACGGAACGAGGAGGAGAAGAAGGATCGTCGCGAGACGTTAGTTCTCCTGGAGGAACTGGCCGATAAGCGGATGTCCGTGATCTCGGCCCTCTTCGAACACCTTTCGGAGAAGTCGGGTGTGGGCCTGGGGGAATCCAATCGGTCCACGCGGCGCTCGCGGAGTTCCCGGAGGAGATAGAGGCGGACCTTCTCGATCGGGGACTGGACGTCAGGGAGTTCTATACCGGCAAGATGACGGCGAGGCGTTTACACGTCGTACTGAAAGGGCTCCCGCCGGAGTCACGGTATAAGGCGAGGCTTTCCGGTCAGCGTGGCGGATTCCGTTGGTCCTCGACGGACTTCCTCCTAGCGGATCTGAACGATCAGATCCAGGCCCTACGGCTTACGGTCATCGCTACTCGGCCGAATAGGAAGAGGGGAAGTCGTGTTCCTAAGTTCGTGGCTTACCCTCGGCCAACCGATCGGGACAAGCTCGATAAGGATGAGCAGAAGAATTCTCTCGCCTACTCGTACCTCATCCAGCTTCGGCCCGGCGGTCCGGTTTCTCGTGGCCATCGGATCCGGGGACCTCTCCAAGCCGTGGCGGAACCTCTGCGGAACACCCTCCCGCGAGCCTCGGCGACTACGCCGAAGACTCCTACGGGGATGCCGTCCCGGCTCCCGCCGGTACTGTCTCCAGAACAACGCGCGGAGGCCCTGATGCGGCTCCAGGGGGCCGACAGACCAAGGCCGAAGAAGGTATCGCCGACCGGCCCTCCGACGTGGGAGGATGTGCCTAGTACCTTGATCGACAGGACGAAGGGAGAGGACGGGGCATGACCTCTCCCGTGGGGGCGGCGAAGGCGGCGGCCGGCACTAGTGCTGGGGCCGTCTACGTCGATGTTCTTCCCGACTTCGATAAGTTCGCTCCCCGTTTCCGTGCGCGCGTGCGAGCCCTCGCAAAGGGCCAGGACTCTATCCCCGTGGACCTGGACGCGAAGGACGGAATCAAGAGGGTCACGACCCAGCTTCGTAACGCGAAAGGCCGTTTCCGTAAGGCTGGAGAGACAGTCGGAGACGAGTTCGAGCGCGGAACGGATCGAGGCTTTCGGCGCTTCTTCCTATCGTCCTCGTGGAAGAAGCGTGGGGATCAGGCGATTAAGGGATTCGCGACCTCCTTCGCTACGTCGTTCAAGGACTCGGCGATTGGGGCCGTGACCCTCCTGCCGAAGTTGATCGGGCCGGCCCTCATCCTGGCGGGCGTGGCCATAGCGGCGACCTTGGCCCCATTGATCGCGGGCGCGCTCGCGTCCGGGATCCTCCTCGCTCTCGGCGGCGGACTTATCGCGGTTGGCATCGCTTCGGCGATCGATCACCCGAAGGTCCAAAAGGCATGGGCCAAGCTGGAAAAGCAAGGTAAGAAGACTTTCGACCGAATGGGGATCGCGTTCGTTAATCCCCTTGCTCGCGCGATGGAGACGTTCCAGAAGGCGATCAAGAAGGCCGAACCGACTCTCGTCAGGATCTCTCAGATCCTTGGCCCCGTCATCGACAAGCTAGCTCCGGCGATGGCGTCCTTTGCGTTGAACATTCTCCCGGGGATCGAGAAGGCCCTGAAGGGAATGCAACCGCTTTGGGATGTCCTTGCCGAAATGCTTCCGCAACTCGGAACGGCTATCGGCGACTTCTTCGCCACCATCTCCGAGGACGGTCCGGCGCTGGCTATCGTCCTGAAGGACATCCTGAAGGGGATCATCTGGTTCATCGGTTTCCTAGCGGACTCGATTAACGAACTGGTTTTCAAGTACATCACGGTTCGTAAGGCGACGATCGCGACGGTTAACTGGATCAAGATGGCGTGGGGCGTACTCGTCAATTGGTGGCAGAATACGATTGTTCCGTCCTGGGAGAAGTCGGTCGGTCAGGTCGTGGCCTTCTTCCATCATCTCGGCGACTCGATCAATAAGGCCAAGGATCAGGCTCGCGCGGCGTGGCAATGGCTCACGAATTGGTGGACGGGAACTATCGTCCCCTCATGGAAGAAGTCGGTCGGTCAGGTTCAAACGTTCTTCTCGAACCTCGGCCGTTGGTTCTCTGAGACGATGCCCAACTTCTTTAAGCAAGGTGCGGCCAAGTTCGGTAGCGCGCTCGATTCAATGCGCGACTACGCGAAGAAGCCAATCATCGCGGTTGTCGGCTTTATCAATAAGGGCCTGATCGGTCCCTGGAACTGGATCGTTGACAAGCTGGGAATCGGCAAGCCGATCGGCGAGTTCCATCCGGCAGGGTTCCGCGATGGTGGTCCGATCCCTGGACGTCGGGGCCTGACCCGTAAGGACAATCGACTCGCTAACGTCCAGTCCGGCGAGTTCGTGATGCCGGTCGATAAGACGCGCGCGTACCTCCCCGTCCTCGAAGCGATGCGACGCGGCAACCTCCCCGGCTTCGCCGATGGTGGCATCGTCGGTCTCGTGACCAACCCAGTGGGCACGATCGGGAACATGGTCGGCGGCCCGTTCCGGGATCTGTCGAACGCCGTTGGTAACTCTCCGGCGGGCCAGATCATGAAGGGGGTCGCGAACAAGGGCAAGGAAGGTCTGATCGCCAAGGGCAAGGCCCTAATCACGATGCTTCTCGGCGGCGAGTCGCTATCGGGCGTCGGGTCCGCGATCGGGAACATCTTCTCCGGCGGCGTCGGCTATGGGCTCCTTCAGCCTGCCATCCTCGGGGCCGTCCTCCAGGCGAAGAAACTCTTCGGCGCTCCCTTGATCTCCGGTTTCCGGGCCGGCTCGCGGACGCTCTCGGGGAATCTCTCGTACCACGCGTCCGGGCGCGCGGGCGACTTCCCGGCGATCCGGGCCTTGGCCCTGTTCTTCCGGGCGGTCTACGGCTCGAAGATTAAGGAACTGATTTCTCCCTGGAACGATATCAACATGTGGAACGGACGGCCCCACGCGTACTCAGGGGACGTCTTTGCGCAGCACGCGGGGACCGGTCGGTTCCGGGGAAACGCTCACGTCCACTTGGCACTCGCAGACGGCGGCCTCGTCGGCGGGAACGACTACTCGACGCTCACCGGTCTTCGGTCGGATTCTCACTGGGACCGTGTAAACGAGAACGGACCGCGTACGGCGATCGAGAACGTGAACGTCTCGTACGCGCCCAACGTCCCAACCGAAGAGGCGTTGTTCCGGACCATGCAAAAGCTAGAACTCCTCTACGGATAGGACCACGCCATGCCTATTCTCGTCGCGCCATTCCGGCCCCCGGTCATTCCCATTCCGCCATCCGTGGCGACGGATCTCTTCTGGACGTCCGCTCCCACGACCGGATTCCCCACGGGCCGCCGGACCCAGCTTACGAACTGGCAGAGTTTCGACGCGGGAATTCTCGTTCGTCCGGGCGTGATGGGTCTCCTCATGCCACCGTGGGACTTCTTCGCGGACAAGTCCCCGGCGATCGACGGCGAGACGATCCGGGGCGTGCGTGCGGCTCCCCGTGAGATCACCATTCCGCTCTACATCTGGGCGCGGAACCGGGACGCTTGTCTCGCGATCTTTAACGACATGATCCACGATCTGAATCCGCAACTCGGCGAGGGGATCCTAGAGGTTCGCGAGCCTGCCGGACAGGTCCGTACCATCGGGGCCTACTACGCGAACGGTTTTGAGGGAGTGGACGACGACGACGCACAGGGGCGGACGTGGCTTTCCGCGCTCCTCGTGTTCCGTGCGCCGCGCCCATTCTGGGAAGGCGCGCAATGGACGAAGACATGGGGCGTCGGTGCGTCTCCCGGGAACTTCTTCCCCTTCCTCCCGCTGAAGGTCAAGGAGTCTCAGGTTATTGGCGCGCTCACGGTTCCCAACGTGGGCAACGTACGAGCCTTCCCCGTCTGGACTCTCCTCGGTCCGTTCTCATCCTTCACGGCGACGAACAACCGGACCGGTAAGACGTTTACACTGAACGTTGCCGTAGCAGGTGGCGATACGGTCGTGATCGACGCGCGCGAGGGGAAGAAGTCGGCCCTCAAGAATGGCACCGTGAATATGTGGGAGTTCATCACGAACTCCTCGGAGCTTTGGGGAATCGAGCCTGACGATAACGAAGTAACGTTCTCGGCTCCGGCGGCGACCTTGGCGACTCGGGTCACGATGTCCTACAAGCCTCGGTACCTGGCGGCCTACTGATGGCTATTCGACCCAAGAACGTACGCGTCTTTATCCGGGGATCGGACCTGAAGCTTCGTGGACAGATTGACGATTTCACGACGCTTACCATGGTGCCCCGGTACAACCGCGTAGGTACGTGGGTCCTGGAACTGAACGCCGCGAACGAGAAGGCGAACCTTCTCGACGCGAAGGCCGGATCGGATAACCCTGGCGGCGGGATCGTCGTCTTCGCGGAAGACTCGCAACCTGGAGACGAACCGCTTCTCTCCGGCCCGATCACTTCGTTTAATTGGGCGCGTGCAGGCTCCGAGGATTCGACCGGTCAGCTAACGATCGGTGGCGTCGATGACAACGTGTACCTCTCCCGTTGGCTGACGTGGCCTGTCCCGACTCAGCCGATCACGAACCAGACCGCTCCCTTCCGCATCGTCTCCGGCGCGTCAACGCCCGTCGAGACGCTGATTCGGACCTTGGTCTCTGAGAACGGTGGGCCGACCAACCACGCGAGCCGAGGGGACATCCCTCACCTTGTGCTCCCGGCCTCGGCCGGCCTCGGTACGGCCACGGCCTACCGTGGTAACTTCCGTTTCCAGCCACTTATCGAGGCCATGGCCGAGGTAGCGGACGCGGCGGTTACGGGCCTGACGGCCCCCGCAAATCGGGGGGGCATAGGGTTCAGGCTTGTACAAATCGGGACAACTCTGGAACTGCGGATCTTCGAGACCATGGACCGCGTGGCCACGGCGAAATTCTCCTTCGAACTGGGTAACCTGACGGACGCTAACTACGGAGTGACCGCGCCGAACACAACCCTCGCGATCCTCGGGGCCGGACGGGATGCGGCCTTTACGGACGGACCGCAAGTGGCGAAGAACCTCGTCCAGTACGCGCGCACGGATGCCTGGTTCCCGGACGTCTACTCGGAGACCTTCGTGGACGTCGGCGAGATCGATCCGGCGGCGGCGGATCTGGCGACTCAACTCCAGTCGGCGGCGGATGACCACTTTGATTCGAACGCGGGTCAGGTGGGCCTTTCCATTACTCCAGTCGATACGGACTCGCTCCGCTTCTGGAATGACTGGAACGTGGGCGATTTCGTGACGGTACTTCTCCCGTTCATTACGCTCCAGGAACGCGTGCGAGAGGCTACTATTACGTACGGGTCGGAGGACATCCTTCGGGCAGAGGCAGTCGTCGGGACCGTCGATGGTGTGTACGCGCGACGGACTCCGGCGACTTTGTACCAACGGCTAACAGATCTGAAGAAACTTCTTCAGCGAAAGGAGACGACGGTCTGATGGCTGAGACCTCTTACCCGTTCGGAACGTCGGACGTTACGACGGAACTCGAATGGTCCCGCATGGCTCGCCTCTGGCAGATGGATGGAGTCGTCACTGACGACCCAACCGCCTCGGACCTGAAGGTGACCATTGCCGGAAGCAACATCAGCATTGCTGCCGGAGAAGCATGGATCAACGGCTTCTATTACAAGAACTCGGCGACGAAGACAATCGCCATCACGAACAATGCCGGCGGCGTAACCCGGAACGATCGTGTCGTTCTCCGATCGGACCAGTCCGGCAACGTCGTCACGGCGGTCTACGTCACGGGCGGGGCCTCCCCTCCGGTCCTCTCTGTGGACGAGGCGGGCGTGTATGAGTTCTCCTTGGCGAAGTTCGGGATCGGTGCCGGAACCAACACGCTCTCCTCGGGCACGTTGGTAGACGAACGGCCCCTGATCGGTAAGGACGTCGCGATCAACGCGAAGGCGTCCGGGCGGAACCCACGTCGAGGGATGCTGACCGTCGAGGGGACGGCGGCCTTCCCGGAGATCTGGATGGGGACCGGCTCCGGCTGGGTCCAGATCCATCCCTTTGCGCGTCCCGCGTGGAATAATGTCGTCTTCTCCTCTGGGTGGACGAACTATGATGGCAGCACGTACGTTCCCTGTCAGTGGGCGCGATTCGAGGGGAATCTGATCGTTCTCCAGGGCCTCGCGAAATGCACGGTTGCCAAGGACGATTTCTCCGTGATCGGGACTCTTCCGGTTGGGGCGCGTCCCCTGAAGCGACACATCTTCACGACGGACACAAGTGCGAACGTCCGTCCGCGCGTGGACATCACGGCGGCCGGTCAGATCCTCATGGGTCCATACAATCAGGCGGCCGGAGCCTACCTGTCCCTCTCTGGCATCACGTACATCGCGGAAGGATAGGACCACGCCATGGCCCGTCATCTCTTCGGCCAGTCTCCGGCGGACGTCGCCATGGAGAAGGTCGGAAACACGCTCGAACTTCGGCCGGGAGCCGAGGGCATCGTTTACGACGTCCCCGGCGGAACGGCCCTGACCGATCTTCTGGATTCGACCGCTACGCCTGTCTCATCCGTCATCGCGGACGCGGACGGTCGCGTCGGCTTCTATGGGCCTGACGGCGATCCCGACGGGCCTACGCATGTCTGGGTGGACTTCGGGTACGGGGCGTGGAGTTTCACGGCCACGGACATCGGGGACGCGGTTGCCGGAAAGGTGGATCGCAACGGCGACGACTTCACCGGACCCGTGACAATGCCGGCCCTCGGCGTGACCGGGGCGGCGAACGTGACGGGCCGGCTCGACGTCGGCGGCGGGATCTACTCGGCCGGAACCCTGCTCACTCCGGGCGGCGGCGGTGGGGGCGGCGGAACGGCCTTTTCCCTCGGCGGTCCGACCCACATCGTGTACCAGTCCGGCGGACGGACGATCGCGAAGCGTGTAGACGGGACGTCCCTCTCGGACCTTCCGACCACGGCGGCGAACAATCTCACCGTGATCCAGGCGGCGATCAATGACGCGAACACGGGCATCGGCGTTCCCGCGTTCAATCACTACCCAGGCGGTCACGTCTACATCGATCGCGGCGTGTACGACATCCCGGCCTCGTCCTCGATCGTGGCGAAGTACGGTGTCGCGCTCTCCGGTTCCTTCGGTTCCTATTACGATAACTGGAACAACGCGGGGACCTTCGGGACAATGATCCGGGCGAACGGTGCCGGTACGGCTCCGCTGATCGTTGCCGGAGTTCTGGCGTCCGGCTCCCGTGTGGCGACCAACCCTCACGGCCTCTGGATCCAGAGTCTCATCCTTCAGGGCAACGCACGCGCGGGCGAAGGCATCCAGGTAAACGACACTGCCTTTACCCGGTTCCGGGACCTGTACATCCGGGACACCCTGATCGGGATGAACTTCCGTGGCGCTATCGACGGAGTGTTCTCGGGGACGATGGACCCGGGTATCCAGGGATGCATTTTCAAGAATAACGCGATGTGCATCGATCAGAACGTTGTCGCTCCGGGAACGTTCACCGGTACAGACGCCATTGTCTCGGACTGTCGATTCATGTCCTCGACAGGAACCCAGGTCCGGATCAAGTACGGCGGATGGCAAGTCGCGAACTGTCACTTCACGCACGGGACCGGCGTTCTCCACCTGGACGTCGATGGCGCGGACGTGGTCCAGATCAATAACAACTACTTCGATTCCGGGAACACGACCCTCGTGAACCTGAAGTGTTCGTCCGCTTCCTCGTTCATCGGGAACCTTCTGATTATCGAGAACAACATTGCGCACGCGTCGGGCGCGGCAGTCGAACTCCCGTGGGGACGCGTTACCGCGATCGGCAATTTCCTTCGGCCCTCCTCCACGTATAACAACCTGAAGGGTTTCATCGCCACGGGCACTCCGTCCCAGGGCGTCATCTTCGGGAACATCACTCTCCGGCGGACCGGCAAGACCGGATGGGTAAACGACGTGGTTTCTTTGACCGGCGTCTCCGTCGCGAACCGCGACGACGGCGGAAGCTACATCGGCGGGAACAAGAACTGGGTCGTCTGACCCGCAGTCCCGTTGATCTTCGCTAGCACGTAAGATCCAGGCAAAGCCGTTTACACGAAACGTAAGGAGGTCGCCCGATGGCGATCGTTGCGGCAGACATTCAGTACCGGTTCTCCGTGGCGGCGGCCACAGGCGACTCCACGGCGGGAACCGCGCCAACGTCCCTCGGGGATCAGGTCTCGACAACCCAGATCACGGACGCGACCCTGAACAACCTCTGGGATGACGTCTCGGGCGCGGAGAGCGCGGCGGGCGACACGGAGTACCGGGGCATCTTCGTCCTGAACAACCACGCGACCTTGACCCTCCAGAACGCCACCATCGCGCTCCAGTCGGAAACGGCCGGCGGCGGGGCGATCACGATCGCGACGGACAACATCGCGGTCTCGGCCAAGGGTTCCGGTTCGGCCCAGATGGGCACGATCGCGAACGAGTCCTCGGCTCCGGGCGCGGCGAGCGCATTCGGGGCCGGTCCTCTCGCTCTCGGCGACATCGGTCCCGGTCAGGTCAAGGGCGTGTGGGTCAAGCGCGTTGTCGCTCCGGGCGCGTCGGCCCTGAACCCCGATGGCGCGATCCTCCGCGTGACCGGCGACACCCTCCCGTAAGTCCTACCCTTCCCGTTCTAGCCGACACAAGAGGAGGTCCCGTCCGTGGCGTTCACGATCGTAAACGGCTTGGAAAACACGGACGGGACCGTCTTCTCCAATACGAACTCAGACGATGTTGTCGTAACCGATACCCTCGTTACTTCACAGGGTGCGGGGGCAGGATCGGCCAAGGTCTACGAATCGACCGGCGCTCTCTTCGGCGCGACGTCGCTTTACCTGACGACTCCCGCAACCGCGACAACATGCTGGGTCGGTTGGTCCGGCGGCCAAGTCGGAAGTGCGAACGCGGCCTCGGTCCGTCGCGACGCGCGTCTGTACGCCAGACTGGACGCACTTCCGCCGGACGCGAACGGAACGCGTATCGCGGTATTCACAGACTCCGTGGGCGCGTTCTGTGCGGAATGGCGGATCAATAACCTAGGCAAGTTCGAAGTCCGTACCGGTGGCGGAACCGTTCTCGCCACGTCCACCACGGCGATTACGGCGGGCCAATGGTTCCGCGTGGAGATCGGGATCTCCGTCTTCTCCGCAACCGTAGGCCGGATCTTCGGCTCCCTCTTCACGAATCCGCACTCGGCCAGTGTCACGGCCGGCGGCGACGCGATGACTCCCGCCACGAACTCGAACACGGTTCAGGGTGGCGGAAACCTCATCATCGGTTTCGGTATCTGTCGGACGCTCGCTTCCGGCGGAATGATGATCGATGGTCTCGGGGCGACCGATACCGGTTCCGCGATGGGACCGATCGCCACGCTTGCTCCCATCGCGTCGCCTAAGGATCTGGACATCCGGTGGAAGGTGTCCGTTCCCGTCTCCAAGGATCTGGACATCCGGTGGGCCGTTGGCGGCCAGGTCTCCAAAGATCTGGATCTCCGATGGACTTCCTTCCAAGCCGTCGTCTCCGACTGCAATCTTCAGTGGGCCGTACTCTCGTCCCTGAATAAGGATCTGGACATTCGGTGGCGGGTCTCGGCGGCGATAGCGGCCCCGAAGGATCTGGACATCCGGTGGCGCTCGTTCGCGACGATCGCGTCCCCGAAGGATCTGGACATCCGGTGGCGGGATTACGCTCTCCTGGCGTCCCCGAAGGATCTGGACATCCGGTGGGCCGTTGCCGGCGGCGTATTCAAGGATCTTGACATCCGGTGGAAGGTCACGGGCGTTGTCTCCAAGGACCTTGATCTCCGGTGGCGTTCGTTCAACGGGATGGCCACTCCGGCGGACCTCGATCTCCGGTGGGGCGTGGCGAACGCGCTCGCGTCCCCGAAGGATCTCGACATCCGTTGGCGCGTGTACACGCCGCTAGCGGCCCCGAAGGATCTCGACGTCCGGTGGAAGGTCTTCGCGCCGGTTGCTCCGAAGGATCTCGACGTCCGGTGGCGTGTGTTCCAGGAGATGGAGTTCCCTCGGGACATCTCCCTCATGTGGGGAATCCGGAACGAACTTCACAGAGATCTCTCCATCCCGTGGCGCGTTTACACGAACATGGGAGTTCGGGATCTCACGCTCCGGTGGGCCGTCACGGGCGGCGTTACCAAGGATCTGGATATCCGATGGATCCTCTACGGGCAGGCGGCCCACAACCTGGACATGCGGTGGGCGACCGGCGGCCGGATCTCGCGGATCATCCAACTCTCATGGAGAGTCCAGGCGGTTCCGTACCACGACGTGGACGTCCAACTCGGTGGACTTCTAGACGAGATTCTTCTCTCCGGCCTCGTGGCCGAAGTGATCGTTCAGGACTAAGGAGATCCCATGACCCTCGGACCCTTCACGGTCGGCGACCTTCCTCCCGGCCTGATCCGGCTCACCGTCACGCGGCCACAGGCGGCGGACCCGTTCGACGGATTCGACGCGGCGGCGATCGAACTCCTCGATCCGGCCGATGACGTCCAGACCATCTCTCCCGCCACGATGTCCGGAGGGATGGTGCTGGGTGCGTTCCCGGCTCCGCTCGACATGGTGGGCCAGTGGCGGGCGCGTGCGGTCCTCTACGGCCCCGGGGCGGTCGAGGAGCGGTCCACCTGGACGTCATTCCGCGTGCGCGCGGACGCGGGCGCGTAGAGGCCCAGAACGGCCGAGGCCGGCCCCTCCCATGTTGGCGTGGCGTGGGAGGCGGCCGGCTTCGGCGTGCGCGACCTAGGCCGGCTGAGAGGCCGGCTCCGGGCCGTCCTCGTCGTCGGCGGCGTTCGGGTCCTCGTCCGGTTCGGTGTAGGCGGCGGGCGACTCCACGGCGGCCCGGTTCATCGCGTCGATCTCCTCGGGCGTGTGGCCACCCTCGGCCGACCGGTCGCGGTACTCCTGTGCTCTGGCGGCGTCCTCGGGGTTTGTCATGATCCACTCCTTTTCCGAAGCATCCTAGGAAGCTAGGACGGTTCGCTAGCCTCCCGCAAGATCCACTCAGGATCCCGACTCGCCATCCACCGTACCCGATTCCACGCGCTCGTATGCCAGAACCCAGACATCGGGGCCGGTCCGATCGGAAGGCGGATGATTCGGCGAGTTCGTGATGGTCATGATCGTTCCGCCTTCGTCGGAGTTGATCCACAGGAAGCCGATCTTTCCTGTGGCATCCAAGATCCGGAGCGGTCGCCAACTTACCATGGTTACGATCCTTCCTTCTCGGGCGCGCTCGCGCGGGCCTTGGTCTCGAACTCGCGCCACTTCTTCATCGCGCCTTGGCGGGTCATCGGCCGGCCCGTGTGCGAGGGCACGCGCGCGGCGATCTCGTCCCAGGAGTAACCCTCGATCCGGAGGCGGCCCACGGCCTCGCCGATGAACTCTTCAGCGGCGGCCATGACCTCGTATGCCTGACCCAGGCTCTCCGAGTCCTCGACGTTGTGACCCATGGTCCGCATCATGCGGATATAGTCCAATTTGCCGGGCCTCTCCCCCGGATGCTTCTTGCGGTCCTCCCACATGACGCTCCCCCTCTATGCGGCCTCGGTCTCCCGTGCAGTTTAATGGTAACATCAGTTACCACTCTGAAGCAAGCTTTCCGGGGAGACGGAATGGGACCGGCCCTTCCGGGCCGGTCCCTCTGGGAACCTCTCGCTCACTCCTCCATGTCGTGACCGGCAGGGCACTTCGGGGCACCGATGGCCAGCATCGCCCGAGAGAGCCGAACCGCGTAGCGCTTCCCGTTCAGGTGGGCCGGGCACTCGTCCTGGACGCACTCCACGCGGATCTGACGGTTCGTCTGGATCCGGGGACCGGAGGACCAGCGCGGGGCCGGGATGAAGATCCCGTCCGGGCCGACCGGAACCTGAGGAGTGGAGAAGATCTTGGTGACGTCCACCTTCGCGCCCGGGTAGGGGCCGAGTTCCGATGCCATCACGGCGAACTCGAAGCCGAGGGCAACGGTGGGGGTCGTGGCGGTCATGGGGCCTTCGAGACCCAGGCGAACGGCGGCCTCGGCGAAGTCGCCACGGTGACCGGATTGGTTGTCGTCGGCGGCGTGGATGAGTTCGTGGACCAGCGTCGCGAGCATCGACACGGTGTCCGCGTCTTCCGGGGAAATCCAGATCTCATTCACGCCATCGGCGGCGAGCGAGGAGTGGAGGGTCACGCCGAGGATCGTCGCGTTCTCCTTGCGCGCTCCCGTGGGGCCGAAGCCGACCGCGATCCGGACCTTGGCCAGATCCAAGGGCATCCCGACTTCCTCGAAGCGCGGGGCCAGCATCGCGGCGGCCCGGTTCAACCAAGCCTCGCGGGTATCGGTCAGGGTCTCGGAGTTCTGAGTGGCGGTCATGGGATCCTCCTCGGTTCGGTTGGGGCGTTTCCCCCTTGCCTTATGTGTATAGCTTACACGGCGTGTACACGTAATGGAAGACATCCACAGACTTTCTTTCAAGATCTTTTAGGAACGTCCTAGCGTCCTAGGATGCCCGTCGTGAGCAGCAAAAAGCCGGGCCGCCTCATACGCGGTCCGGCTCCTCGCGCCTAGCTGATGAACATCAGGCCCAGTTCCCCCCACGCCGTGTCCTCGGATGCGAACTCGTACCAGTCGGAACGTCCGCGCGAGAGGTCCCGGACGGCCCAGGTCCCGCAACCGCAACGGCATCCGCCGATCTCGGCCACGAGGCCGTAACCCGGCATGAGGACGTCCGCCATGCGGCCCGGCATCGGAAGACGCGTCACGATCAGGCGGTCCCCCTTGCCTTCCCTCGTAACCTGGACCATGCCCGGGGCCTGCTGACCCACGCGCACTCCGGGAACGGCCTTGGTCGGAGTCTGGGGCGAGAGTCGAACGGACATGGGATCCTCCTAGAGAGAGAGTTTGTGTGGCGGAGTTCGGAGATCAGGCAACCGGTCCGGACCGGTCCCTCCCCACGGGGTCCCACCTCCCGGGATGCCACTCCCGGTTCGGTACCTCCGAACTCCTCTGTTGTTTTGTATGTACAACGTACCACGTGTAAACGCTCTGCGGAAGACGTACGCACACCTTTTCTCAAGATTCTTTCGAGGGTAGGACGCTACTTCGGGAGAGCGCTCTCCGTCCTAGCTTCCTAGGACGCTTCGGTCCCGGCGACCGGACCGTTTGGCCAAGGTCATGTCGCCACTGTCCGTATATCCTAGAGACCATGAAGCAAGGAATCGGCGTCGATGCCGAAGGAGGCCCGGTCATCGACCCGACTCAGAACGTTCTCGATCTGGTCAAGGCGGCGATCCAACGGCAGGACGACCTTCGGGAGATGGAGGCCCGTCACGTACGGGAACTCCTGGCGATTCGCGGGGAACACACTCGCGACATGAGGAAGGCAGAGACGGACCGGATCGACGCGATCCGGGCCGTTGACGTTGGGGCCGTAAACCGGGCGGCCGAGGTCTCGACTCAACAGGCACTCACGCTCGCGAACCAAGTCGCTGTGTCGGCTGAGACGTTGCGCACACAGGTAGCGGCGGCGGCCTCGGCGGCGACGGTCGCACTCGCGGCGGCCCTGGAGCCGATCCAGAAGGACATCGCCGATCTCCGGCGCGCACAGTACGAGGCCCAGGGGGTGAAGGCGAACGTAGCCACGTCCGGCGAGGGCCGGCAAGGGCTCTATGCCCTGATCGGCCTAGGGCTCCTCGCGGTCTCGGTCCTGATAGCCGCATTCGTGGCGCTACGGTGACTGTCGGACCCTACCGGTAGCGTGTAAACGTGCGAGCATGACACCATGGCGTCACGAAGCCTAGGTCGGCGGGAGGCGGTACGGGTGAGTGAACGAGGAACGCTTGCGACGACTCCTGTTCAACTTCGGCTCGCTTACCCTCGGGTTTGGGATCATCATCCATCAGGCGTTCATCCTGGATCCGGCGGACGCGTCACCGGTCCTTCTCGGAACGGCCCTCGGACTGCTAGCGGGACCGGCGGGCGTGGGGGCCGTCTCAGCGTTAAGGAACGGCGGTCGCTCAACGTCGGGTCCATCATCCTCGGATCAACCGCCTTCGCCTCCGGCCTTACCGCAATCGCCATCCGCGTCCTCGGGAGTTGAGGCGGCGTGACCGAGGAACAGCACGCGGAAGAACTCGATCACGAAACCAAGAGTAAGAACATCGCGATCCGTTTCGCGATTGCTGCTCTCCTCTTCGCGCTCGTGGCCTCGATCGTGAACATCGTCTTCTCGGCGCGCGTGGCCGATAGCGCTCGCGCTGATGCGGTTGCGGTCTCCGTGGCGAATGAGCAAAAGCTATGCGAGACGTTCTCTCTTCTCGTGGACATCTACACCGATCCCGACGTTCCCAAGACGTACACGGTCGCGCGGCTGACGCGCGCCTTCGTTGGTCTCCTGAACTCGCTCGACTGTCGGGACGCTGCGGGCCGCGTGCGGCCGGACCTTCCCCTCCCTCCGCTCCCGGATCCCTCGGTCACGGTCTCCCCTCGTCCGAGGCCATCTCCGACCTCGTGACTCTTGACCGTGGACGCTGTATCGTGTAAACGGACTGACGTCTAGGGAGAGGATCGCCACGCCATGGCGGTAGCGAAGATGAACCTCGAACGGCCCGTTTTCGACGTGGACGTTCCGAAGCCAGCGAACGCCAACATCCTGTTCTCGATCTGGTGGCTTTGGAGGATGCTCGACACTCTCCACCCTCCAGGTCTTCTGGGCGGGATCTACGCGAACAAGTCGGGTTTCCACAACCGAGGCAACGCGAACATCGATCACGGCGTGGGGAAGTCCACCACGAACTACTCCATCCGAGACGCGATCAACCGAAGCGGTCCGGGATGGAACGCGGCCTCGGCCCTGGACTGGACGTTCCCGAACGCGCAGTCCGGTAACTACTCCTCGATCAAGGTCTTCACGCTCCGGCTCTGGAACGCGGCTCACAACGCGGCCGATCCTCGCCTGGACATGGGCCTCTTCGAGTTCTTCGGCCAGATGGACGATGACCGGACGGTGGAGGGATACAACGAGTACAAAGAGGCGAACGAGACCTCGGACTCGTCCCATCTCTGGCACCTTCACCTTTCGTTCATCCGCTCCAAGGTCGGCGACATGTGGGCCATGTGGGCGATCTACACGGTTCTTGCGGGATGGTCCGTGGCCAAGTGGAAGGCATCCCTTCCCGAGGCTCCGAAGCCTCCGGTCACTCCTCCCGTGAAGCCTTCGGCGATTCCCGTTCACAAGCCGGGATCGCGCGTGATCCGGTACACCACGAGTCCCTACACGACCGGAACGGATGTGCTCTACGTCCAGACGTTCATCGGTCGGTGGCGGGATGCGAACGGGAACTGGATCGCCATCACGCGAGACGGGACGTTCAACCGGAACACTCACTTTGCCGTCGTCTGGTACCAGAAGATGAGGGGCCTCACGGCTGACGGGATCGTGGGACCAAAGACGTGGGCCGCGCTGCTTTCGTGAAGCCGGTCCCGAACACGCCAGGAGGCGTAAGTGAAGATTTTCGGTAGGGAACCGACCCTGATCCTCCAGGGCCTCACGGCCCTGCTCACGTTCCTCGTGACGTTCGGATGGGACGGACTCTCGACGGATCAGGCGGCGGTCATCGTGGCCGTGGTCGCTGCGGTCCTGACGGCTGTCAACGCGTTGCTCGTGCGACCGGTTCCGCCCACGGTCTGGACCGGCGTCATCACGGCCGGAGCGTCCTTGCTCGCGGCGTACGGCCTGGACTTCTCACAGGAGCGCGTCGGGACCTTGGTCATGGCCGTAACCGCGATCATGGCGGTACTCCTCCGGCAGTCCGTCACGCCCGAGGGCTCCCCGTCGAATGCGACCGTAGATCCGGCGGTCCCCGTCCGGTAGCGTGTACACGGACGGCCCAGTGATTGTTCCCCCTGGAACCGGAGAAGGCCCGGACCGCAAGGTCCGGGCCTTCCTCGTCTCCTCAGGCGTTGTCGTTATGGATCTCGCCAGGGAACATGTTCCTCATCTCCTGGCGGGTCTCCTGGCGGTCCTTCGTCCAGAGTCCCAGGGTCGCGACTCCGAGACTGAAGATCGTAACGTTCGTGAGAATCCCGACGATCACGATCGCGAGCCCAGTGCTCACCCTCGAACCGCCGACTCCTGAGTCTCCCGGCGGGTGGCCAACGCGTCCTCCTCGGCCATGCGACGCGCGGCGTCCTCCTCGAAAGAGTCCGTGAACCGGGCGATCGTGTCGGCGACGAACTTCGCGGGGCCGGAGAATGACGCGTGGTACGTCTGGTCCTGGTTCGGCCCCTGAACGTGAACCTCGGCGGCGAAGCGGTCCGGCGTCCGGTAGTACGTCGGGTACGCGTCCGTCTGGTCCGCGCCCGTGGGCGCGGACACGTCCATGTGATCGGTCATGCGGCGGATGCCTCCGAGTTCTGGTCCTCGGTCGCGGCGGCGGTCGGATCGTTGTCGGGCGTCTCGTCGGCGGTCAGGGTCTCCCACGCGGACGCGCGCTCGACTCGGACGACCTCGGCGCGCGTCTCCCCGAGGAAGATCTCCCGAAGGGCCTCGCTCGTGATGACCTTGCGGTAGTCCTGGCGCGCGGTCGTGTACCACTGGTCCGGGCCGATCTTGAGACCGATCGTGGTGTACTCCGGCCGAGGATCGACCTCGGTACGAGGACGCTCCGGGTAGACGACGGTCCATCGGAGGACGGTCCCGATCTCCATCTCTTCGGGATCCGGCGTCTCGTCCAGGCGGGCGAGAGCCTGTGCCGTGACCTGAAGCATCCGCTCCAGTTCTCGACGGTTGCCTCTGCTCATTGCGATCTCCTCTGCTGATACGGGAAGGTTCGTCTTCTTCGTTGAGTGTACGTCGTCCACGCTGTATCTGGCAAGCGCGATCGGCGTTCGGTTGTGATAGCTCATCGCGATGTGCGCGTGAGTGTCGTGAGGGTTGTGACCGAGATCCATGCTGTCCTGAAGGTACTTCCGCGCGGCCTTGCGGATCATCGCCAGTTCGTACCCGGCTTGCGCCTTCGCGCCGAACCCCGGGCCGCCGGACCGTTGTCGCGAGGCTCCGTCCCGTTTCGGAGATGACCGGACAGGGGCGACGGAGATCGTTCCCCCGTCCGACGTGTACCCGGCGTTCTGGAACTCGTTCAGTTCCAGATCCGTCGCGAGGAAGGAGATCGAGTTGATCGGCTCCGGCCGATCCAGTCGACCCCGACTCCTCCGGAAGACGACGAACGCGTTCTCCATCGCTCCGACCCGATGCCATCCTGACATCTCCAGGAGACGACCGAGGATCGCGGCCGGAACGTTGATTCCGTCGATCTCGAACCTCGTCGGCTCGTTCGGCGCGACGTGGACCACGAGTTCCCGTTCGTCCCCCGGACGGATCGTCTCGCGCGTCGTCTCGTTCGTCAGACAGTCCTCGCTCTCGGACCAGAGATACTGGTACGGATCCGAGGGAACGGTGTAGTACCTCACTTGTTCCTCCATAGCTCCGTGTACGAACGAAAGCCGATCGCGTCTCTCAACGCTAGGACCTCCGTCCTTGAGAGTCCGCCATGCTTGATCGATCGCGTTACGGCCTCGGAGAGGATCCTGTCCACCCTGATTCGTTCGTCTCGCTCGACGTCCGCCCGGTCCTTCTGGAACGCGAGACGTCGCATGTCCGCGCTCGCGCGGAGTTGCGCCAGGACGGCCCAGACTATCGCGATGATGAACGCACACGCCAGGTAACCGTACGGGTGACCGGTGGCGATGGCGAACACTATATCCATGACGATGATCCCGGGGAGCGCAAGCCACACGCGGCCGGACATGATCTCCAGGCCAAGCAACGCCAGACGGCGACCTAGGCTCGCGAACGGTGCGACGACAGGACGGACAACGTTCTCCATGATCTAAACCCTTCGATTCGATTCGATTCGTGTAAACGGGGGAGGGCCGGTCGGTTGGGTCCTGGTACCCGTCCGGCCGGCCCTCGTGCGCGGTACCCGTCTGGGGCGGGTCGCGCGTGGTAACGCTTGTTACCGCGAACTCAGACCTTGGTCACCGGAGTACCGGCGTCCTCGGCCTCGGAGCCGTCCTCGGCGTCCGCGTCGGCGGCCGGAGCGTCCTCGGCGAACGGGTCGCTCGTGTCGGCGGCCACGGGGGCGTCGGAGACGGGGGCGTTCTTCCACCACTCCACGCTCTCGCGGTCGGCGGTCAGGCCGGCCTCGTCCTCGCGGATCTGGGTCGAGAGCGCGTTCAGGATCCCCGCGAACTTCTCGCGCTTCTCCTTCAGGGCCGCCGTGTTGGCCTCCAGCCGGGCCTCGCGCTTGGCGAGACGCTTCGTCACGGCTTCGAGTTCGCGTTCGATGGTCTTCGTGGTGGGCATCGGATCTCCTCGGTTTACTGGCGTGGAATGGTCTAGCTCTGATTGTACATCATCCAGGAACGGATCCGGAAGGCCGTTTTATCTCCTACACGAGTCCGAGTTGACATCGTGCACGCGAGCCCTAGAGGCCGGCCCATTCCGGATCCGGGCGAGGGGGCCGCATCACGTAGATTCGCGATGGCCGAGGCCGGTTTGACCCACGGCCCCCTCGGGTCTTACTGGTCCCCGAACGGGTCAGCGGTCGCCTGTGCGGCGATCCATTTCCGCGCGAGTTCCTTGTCCGCGTCGGTCGGCGGGTCCAGGACCACGACGTCCGACTGTCCGCCCTTCTTGTTCGGGATCTCCTTGACGCGGCCCAAATGCATGGGCTTGGCCTTGCCGATCCGGACCTTGAGTTCGGACACGACGGGGCCGTTGATTACCAGCATCCCATCGATGGCCTCGGCCTCGGCGATCGGGTCGGCGGCCTCCGTGTCGAAGAAAACGGCGTCGGTCATGACGCCATCGACCATCCCGAACTTGCCGTTCACGGCGTTGGGCTTGAACTCCAGAGGAGTGAACAGGACCAACTTCCCCACGAAACCGCGAAGCTGGGATCCACCGGACGATGAACTGAACGGATCGGTCACGATCGGTTCACTTCCCTTCGATTCGATTCTTCCTCCGGCTCGTGCCGGAAGCTACCCGGGGATTCAGAGAACCTTGGTCCCTCCCGAAGGGGACGCACGCGGCCCGGTCCGCGCTTCTGCTGAGGCCGGGAGACATTCGGGCGTTGACCGCATTCGAGAGGTCTCCCGACACTCCGCAGACGTCCGGGGCGTGGACAGTCTGAGAACCCCGGACGCTCTCGGCCGTTGCACTAGAGGAGACCCGAAGACCGGTCTCGCCTCGTGTGTGGAGGCCCCGAGGCCACGAGGGACCGAAGTCAGAGGGTGACCGGTTACGCGGGCCGAGAGTTTGGTTCCGAGAGATCCGGCCCGTGGATCGCACACTTCCCCATGCACGTTCCCCGGATCCCCCGGAAGTCTCATGTAGTTGTCAGGTTGTTCTCGTTCATCTTACACAGACGAAGGCGACCCGCAAGGGCTAGTTGCCGAGTGTCTTCGCCTTTTCTTGACCGAGAGCCTTCAGTTCCGACGTCCAGGCTCCGGCGGCGGTCGCCTCCCGCCAGATGGCGGAAAGATCGGCCTTGCTCGTGGCCATCAGGATCCGCTCGATCCAGGTAGGCGCGTGGACGTCTGTGGCGGTCTCTGTAGCCTCCACGATGCCAACCGGTACGGCGAAGCCTCGGCGGGAGCGCCACGCCCGTACGGCCTCGCACAGGGCCGCACCGTCCCATCCCGCTTCGAGGTCCACGAAGTACAGTGTCGCGTCCCCCTGATCCCCTTGCGCCACGGCAGGAACGTGCATGACGATCCCGACGTCCTTCCGCACGGGCGGGAAGGGAACGGCGATCTCGCGCTCCCGGTCCCAGGATCCCGACGCGTTCGCGTAGATCGAGAGTTGGACGGCGATCTCTCCCCATCCGTACTGAAGATCCTTGCCCGTCTTCAGGTCGGCGATCACGAGTTGCCCGGGGAGGAGGTACTTCGTTGCCTGCCCGGGGAATGAGACTTTCAGCGGCTTCGTGATCCGAACGATCCGGTCGTACTTCCCCGCGACGTGATAGTCCAGGCAGAAGATGACCTGTTCCATCCACTCCACGACGATCTCCAGGCCGGCGACGTCCATCGACTTCCGGTAGGCGGCCATGGCCAGATCCCACGGAGCCGGGATGTACGGGTCCTCTCCTCGGTCAACTTGCTCCGAGAAGGCATGGAGCGCGGTCCCGAGGTTCGCTCCCGCACGCGCGGCGGCGGCGTCGGCGGCCTCTTCGGCGATCTTGTTCAGACGGTCGCGATCCTTGGTCACGTCGCACGCGGCAGCGGCCAGAACCAGATCGGGCCGGAGCGTGAGGCCCTTCGCGGTCATCCGGCGGCCCCACAAGTTCAAGGCGTACGTGTCGGCGGCGGCCTTCGCGAAGGTGGTAGCGCGTGTAAACGCTTCCTCCTTGCCGGTTGCCGGATTGACGATCAAGTATCGGCCGTATCCGTCGCGCCAGATCCCCTCTTCGTCCTGGATCCGGTTGCGGAACTTGCCTTGCGCAGACTCGAACGGATCACTACTCATTCGCTTCTCCCCTGGAATCTCAATGACAGACCGACAGTCTATCGGCCGGAGTGGTCCGTCGTAAGGTGCCAACCGGATCCATGTGCGTTGTACGTGCGCCACGTCAGGCCGGACGTACGGGCCAGCGTGAGACAGGCCATCAGTGCGGCGGACGAGTTCGGATAGACGACCTTCCCGCAGTCGGGGCAACGTCCCCGCGTCCTCTTCGGACGCTTCGGGCGTGGCTTCCTGTGGCCTTGGTCGTTCCTCCGCTTAGCCACTGCATAGACGGCAACCGGCGAAACCGCACGGGAGCCCATCGTTGTGATTGTCCAACGCGTTGGGATCCAGCGCTTCCACGAGTTCCGTCGTCATCGGCACGGCGTGAAGGAGCGTCGTCACCTTGCGGGCCAACGCTTCGAGGTCATGCCGGAGGGAGCCGATCTCGCGGGCCTGATCCGTGATGCGTTGTTCTAGCTGGGTCAGCCGCAACCGATCTCGCGCGGCGGCGTTCTCGTTCACGGGAGTCTCCTTAGCGCGTTGCCTACGCGCACACACGCCAGCATCGAAACACTTCCACAGCATGTTCGATCCCACGGTGGAGATGGGGATCAGGGTGATACCCGGTTCCGTGATCGTGTTATCGGTCTCTGAGATCTCGGCAGCAACCAAGGCTGTCCCGGATTTCCCGCAGTACATGCACACTAAACTCATCGATACTCCTCCTCTGTGTACGTGTGTCCATTCCGGACACGAACGATAGTTCGGATCGTCACGCCGTAGCGTTCGGCGTACGTGCGGGCCGTCTCATTGCCGGTACGGATCTCGCGAACGGCTAGCTCCGAGAGGGGTCGAGGCCCCTTGAGTTTCGGCGGTTCGGGGGTCTCGCGATCGAGCCAACGGGATCCATCGTGGATCGCGCAGAGGGGGGAGAACCGGCACTCTCCCCCATCCACGATCACCACGAGCGAGATTCGAGGGCACGGTGTAAACGGGTCCGTACCATCGTTCCGATCTGAGGAGCGTGATCCTCGCACGCCTTCCACTCGATCCGCCGGAGGCCGAAGAGAGCTTGACCTAGGC